AAGTGGAAAGCTGCCGAGGAGTTCTGCGCAGACAGGAACTGGAAGTTTAAGATCATGACCGAACACGACATCGGAGTCAAGTAATGCCGGTATTTACAGACATTCTAGAGCAGGGAAGGCAGAACTTCCAGAAGCCTGGGTTTGCAGACTCTCGAGACTGGTACCGCGAGAAGGCTCGCGAGGTTAGAAACATCAATACCACTAAGCTGATAAACTCGAACCCAGAGTACCGCACGGGCAGAATAAAACCTGGATTCATGTACATGTTTGCGTACGATGCCCTCCATAAAGATACGCTGCCGTACTACGATAGGTTTCCTCTAATATTCCCGTTTTCTGCAGACTCAACCGGCTTCATGGGAATCAACCTTCACTACCTGCCTCACCTGCTCAGGGCGCGACTCATGGACGCGCTCTATAACTTAGTATCAAACGCTAAGTTCGACGACAGGACTAGGCTGAGAATGTCGTACGATATCCTGAACGGCTCTGCCAAGTATAAATACTTTAAACCGTGCGTGAAGAGATACCTATTCTCACAGATGCAGACTAAGTTCTTGATGATACCGTCGAGTGAGTGGGACATCGCCCTGTTCCTACCACTGGAGAGATTCACAGTAAACAAGGCCGTAGTCTATAAAGACTCAACTAACCTGGTAAAGCGATAATGGCATACCCAAACATCACAGCGATAACCTCGGCACTGAACGCGAGGGGCGGACTGGCTAAGTCTAACTTCTTCTTCGTCAACATCGTAAAGGTGCCTGCCGCGATGAAGTACGCCAGCTATCAAGACGAGGCGATGTTCTTCTGCGAGACCACGGTGCTTCCGGGCTACCAGCTAGACACTACTAACATCAAGCCACTCGGATACGGTACTTCTGAGATGAGGGCCCACGACGGCACTTTCAACCCAGTCGACATGATATTCTACATCGACGGCGACGGCAAGGTACTCGACTTCTTTCAGAAGTGGATCTCGATGGTATACAACTTCAGCAAGGACACTACCGGCGTAATGCAGGGATCTAACCTAGCATATGGTGAGTTCGGCTATCCAGAAGACTACGAGGGCATAGTCGAGATCTACCTTACAAATCCCGCATCGAACAAAGAGATCATCAAGTATACGCTGTACAACGCGTTTCCAAACATCATAGGAAACGTAAGCGTAAGCTGGGAACAGAACGACCAGATAGCCAGACTACCTATATCGTTCGCCTACAAGAACTGGGACACGAAGGCTATCCCAGAATCTTCTATGGACTCAGCAGAAGCTCAGAGGATGATGGCCTCCTACTACGCCTCTACGAGAATGAACATCGGCGCCATGTACGCGTACGGTCTCAACCTAGTACAGAACGGCGGAAGAAGCCCGTTCACACTTCTATCATCAGTGTCTGCCTTTGCATCAAACCTTAGATAATGGAGCTACATAATGCCGCTACCTAGTATCAAGCACCCAGTGTTCAAGCTGGTCCTCCCTTCCACGCAGAAGACTATATCATACCGTCCATACACCGTACAGGAAGAGAAGCTGCTGCTCATAGTACGCCTATCCGATACGATCGACGAGATCATCGACACAATCAAGCAGATCATCAAGAACTGCGTGCTCGACGACATCGACGTAGACTCACTCGCGATGTTCGACATCGAGTTTATCTTCCTGAACATACGCAAGGTGTCGGTGAGCAACGTGATCGAACTCAACTACAACGAGGACAATGTCAGGATCCCGTTCGAGGTAGACCTAGACCAGGTCAAGGTAAAGTTCGACCCAGCACATACCAATACTATCAAGGTAGACGAGTCCATCGGAATGCAGATGCGCTACCCTAACGTCTCTGAGATTCTAAAGCTGGAATACCTCATCGAGAAGGACGAGGCCGAGTCAAAGATCGACGACTACATATTCGACATCTTCCTCCAGTGCGTCGACAAGGTATACGACAGCGACGCGGTCTACACTGACTTTACAAAAGAAGAGATGAACGACTTCGTAGCAAACCTCCCATCTAGCATGATGAAGCAGATCAAGAGCTTCTTTGAGACGATGCCGGTTCTAGAACACGTAGTCGATATCAAGATGCCGGACGGTACTACTAGACCGGTGAAGCTGAAGGGACTCAAGGATTTTTTTATATTTTGACCGGGTACAGCAGTATACCGGTCTACTATAAGACCCTTCATTCTTTGATGTTTCATCATAAATATACCATGACTGAACTCAATGAGATGTACCCTTACGAGAGAGACATCTTCGTCGATATGATAGCGGACTTTATCGAGCAGCAGAATAAAAAGAATCAGTAATGGCTAAGCAAACTACAAAGAGCATCTTAGACGACATCATAAAGAATTCAAAGAACCCTCTGGCCGTGGCTCAGGCTCAAGAAGCCATGGACTCTCTAAAGTCAGACATGGCGCGCTCCATGAAGGAGAACCTGTCTGCGATAAACGCGTCTAGTGTAATTACGAAGAAGGGCGTGGACTCTCAGAAAGAGACTCTTCAGCTTACCAAGTCAGTAGCAGCAGACATCAAGAGAATGAAGAAGGGTCAGGACGAGCTTATCAAGATTGCCGGAAAGACCAACGGACTCCTTGGGACTATCCTTAAGACTAACCAGAGCTACTACGAGACCAACAACGAGCTTATCCAGAACCTTCTCGCAGAGAACGGACTAAATGCCACTCGCTCTCAAGAGCTGTTCAAGCAGATGGCAAATCATTCTAAGACTGGTGGTGAGAAGGTTCAGGCTGGACCATCGCTAACGCCTGCAAGTACCTCACCAAGTAGCTCAATGAGTCTTGCAGACCTCATAGAAGACGCGCTCGGTCTCGTTGCTGCAGGTAAAGCTGCAAAGAGTAGAGTATCCGGCAACGCTGAGACAAAGCCACCAAAGCCTGAATCTAAAGTAGCAGATGCAGATACTAAGCCACCAAAGCCTGAATCTAAAGTCGCTGATGCAGATACTAAGCCTCCTAGAGTAGAGTCTAAAGTCGCTGATGCAGATACTAAGCCTCCTAGAGTAGAGTCTAAAGTCGCTGATGCAGATACTAAGCCTCCTAGAGTAGAGTCTAAAGTCGCTGATGCAGATACTAAGCCTACTGGAAAAGTAGAGGGTGGCAACAGATCAGAATCAAAGCCTACTGCAAAGACTCCGAGTGGAAATGATAGAGTAGAGCCAAAGCTTTCTACTGAACCAGAACGACGAGTTGAGGCTAAAGATGACTTTAGGCCAAAACCATCTGAACGTATAGGTGCAGACTCAGGAGCGCCAGAGAGTTATGAAGATCTATCGGACAGGGTGCGAAGAGCGAACAATGCTAAGAAGTCTCTTGGTATGCCAGAGAGGGGGAGGGTAGAACCAACAGTAGAGCCGTTAGAGCCGCCTAAGATAACTCCACCCGAAGTAAAGCCTGCCGAGGTAAAAAGTTCTGACTTTAGAGCAGACCCATCTGAACGTATAAATGGTCGCCCCAGTATCGGAGAATCTGCTGTTCCAAAGAATGCTAAAGGTAGTAATCGTACGATTAATCGTAGTAAGGTAGGAAGAGGTTTAGGTAGGCTTCTGATGCTCTATGGAGCATACCAAGAGGTGACTCAAGGAAAAGAAGAGTACGCAGCAGCTGAGCAAGATCTCTTAGAAGGAAAGATCAAGCAGGACGAGGCTAATAAGAGAAAAGCAGAGGCTGTAACTGGAACAGCTGGCAGTATCACCGGCATGGTAGCAGGAGCTGAAGCTGGAGCATTAGTAGGTGGAACCATAGGAGCTTTTGGTGGTCCGGCTGCACCTTTAACAGTGCCAGCAGGCATGGTTATAGGTGGATACTTTGGCGCCGGCTATGGCTCTGAGTATGGTAGGGAAGGTGGAAAGCGCTTAGTAGAACTAGCAGGCGTGCAGACTGAAGACGAGAAGAAGAAGAACCTAGAAGAATACGAGAGAGAAAAGAAAAAGATCGCTCAGGATAATGCTAAGCAGGCCGGCGTAAAGTATGAAGAAAACAGAGTAAAGAAAAGACCAGCAGACTCTATAGCAGCTCAGGCATGGGACTATAAGTACGGACAGCAGTACAATCCAGATGGCTCGATGAAGAACCTAGAGCCTGCTCAGAAGACGCCCATGTCTCACGTAGAGAGACTTGAGCAGGGTGGTACTAACTCAGCGCCGATCACTATCATCAATCAAGGTGACACGATCAACAACAACTCTAGTGGTAGAGGCGGAAACGCCGGGTCTACACCCGTAGGTGCGCCCGGCGTCGCCAGTCCATCAGCTCCTAGGAACCCTTGGGATCTCCGTCTCTACGGATACCCAGCCTCAGACTAATCAGTCCTTAGCGAGGTTCTTGAAGAAGCTAAGGTCGTCGTCCTCGTCGTCGCTCCATGGAGCAGACGCAGTAGCTGCTGCTGGTGGTGCGGCAGTCTTAGCAGGGGTCGGGAAAGCTTCCTCGTCCCTGATAGGTGCGGCAGACGCGCGGGCAGACTCAACACCCACTCCGAGAGCGCGCGCTAGGCGAGCCTTCAACTCATCGTACGACTTGAAGTTCTTAGGATCGATCAGCTCACTCAGCGAGTGCTCTGACTTCCAGATCTCCTCGAGCTTGTTGTCGTCGTCGAGAAGGGCCTCGGGCGCAGCGAACTCAGACTTATCGTAGTTGCGATAGCCCTCGACGTTGCGGATCTTCAAGATGAAGTTCGCACCTTCCCAGAGATCGAAAGGGTTGACCGCCTTCTCACCCGGAAACTGCGGGTGCATCGCCTCGTTGACCTTGTCGAAGATCTTCTTGCCGTACTTGTACAGGAACACCTTGCCCTCGTTGGAAGGGTTGGCAGTGTCCTTTACGACGTAGATGTTGGAGTGGTAAGAAAGACGACGTTTTTGCTTACGTGCGATTTCTTTATCCGACTCGACTCCGGAGTTCCAGAGCTTCGAGTTGTACTCGCCGACTGGGTCGGCTTGGTTGAGGGTGGTAAGTGACTTCTCGATATACCAACCGCCATCACCTTGGAACCCATGGTCCCAAATGCGAACAAAGGGAACGTCCTCCCCAGCTGGAGCGGGAAGAAAACGAATGATCGCATAACCGTTTCCGGCCTTGTCGACTTCTGGTTTCCAGTAGTTGTCATCTGAAGAGCTCTCGTTTGGGTTGCCCATCTTATTCATCTCTGAAGCGAGCTTGTCAAAGGCAGACTTACGAGACTGGCGAAGAGCGTCGAATGATGTAGCCATAGTAGTATTCTCCTGTATTACGATGTATGTTGCGATGTGTGACCATCCTTGATCTTGTTTTTAAGGATGGCGTTGTATTTATCCTTTTCATATTTTAGAAACGGATAAAGCTTCTTGCAGTTCATGGCGATAGACGGCCATAGAACCGTGTCGTTGATCTGCTTGTTCCAGGTACCGAAGAACCGGATGCAGTCTTGAAGTATGATGAAGGTCTCCTTAGAGACTTTCTTTCTGTTCAAGAGCTTGAGCAGGTGTGGATAGTCTCCGTTGGGTACTCGAAAGTTCTCCTCGAAGTCGTCCATTAGATTATCTATATCACACTGGAACAGATATGTCAACGACTGTTGTCGACGAAGGAACTCGTTGTATGCGATCTCTTTATCGTTGCTAAACAGGTCACCGACCCAGACTTTCTTTCCCTCTGAGAAGTTAGCCACGAGAAACGTGAGCGGGTCCTCGTGCTTTGAGAGCTTGTGAAACATGTACTTGTCTCTGCGCGAGTCGAACGTCGACTCAGACACGCGAGTCTTACCGTTGTACTTGAAGAAGTCATAGTCAGTCGTGAAGTGCATGCTCATAGCGTTGTACAGCTGGTATGCCTCGAAAGCATTCATATCGGTAGGCGCGCCGATGACTTCTTAAGCATCTTTAGGTTCTCAGCCTCGATCTGGATCTTAGACTTTAGAGCCGAGTTCTGCTTTACTACCGACGCGATAGTCTCTACTTCGATGTCGTTCTTCTCGCAGTATAGAAGTACTGCCTCGAAGTACTCGATGTTCTTTTCCTTGACCATCTTCTCTATCTCTTTAAAGAAGTCAGCCGATGACTTTACGTTCTCAACTTGCATATCTGTCTAGTCCCATTTCTTTAAATGATTCTCTCCAGCTTATCTTTCGAGAAGCGTCGAGATCGTCTAGGTAGTTGATGAGCGTCTTCCCATGTTCCGGCCATAGGTCTCTTTCCATCATGTGCTTTGTATAGAATTCTACGTTTTCATAGTTAGACCCAAAGTCATGACGTCTTAGCCGGCTTTTTATCTCTTTCTTTATCTCTATAGGTAGGTTCTGAGCCGACATGTGTACCGGCCACTCTACAAAGTCACAGAAGTCAAATGCAAAGTTATATCTCTTTGCCGTTAGGTCGTAGGTCTCCGAGAGATAGAACATACTTACGTTGCTGCATGTCCACTGAAACTTAATTAAGAAGTTACCGTATGCCGAGTACTCTCTGAGCATTTCAAGCTGAGACACGTAGTGGTCCCATTTCATGGGAAACCTAAAGTACTCACCTGCAGCTCTTGGAGCGTCGACAGATACCTGCATCTGCACCATCTTAAAATTAGCTAGCTTTTCAAGCATGTCTCTAGTAAGAAGTGTTAGGTTAGTCACGTAGAATAGTGTTATATTCTTACTATACTCTGATTCTGATATTTTGTCAATAAATTTGTTGTGTTGCTTGTTTGCAAATGGTTCGCCGCCGAGGAATCTAAGACGTTCTGTCTTGTCTATGTTCTCGAGTATAGAGTCCCATATATAAGAGTCTTGCTCTATCCACTTGTTGTCTACTGTATACTTCTCAGTGTTAGAGTACTTGTCGAGCATGTCTTTGTCTTCTTGCCACTTGGAAGAAGCACCAGTTCCACAGTGTATACACTTGAGGTTGCAGATAGTGCCGACCCTCATATCAATGTGTGGAGGGTAGTATGGTACTGAACCGTCGGTGTCAGTTAGAGTTATTAATTTCTCGTACAGCGGATACACGTATTGGTTTTCATATATTTTCTTTGACTTACCTCCCATGCTCTCGACATACTCACACTTACTGCAGTTGCTCGGCCACTTACCGGCTAAGAAGTCGCGACGCATCTCCTTGAAGTACTCAGAGTTCCACTCTTCTTCTATAGAAGAGTCTTTCAGCTTGACGTCGGACTTATTCTGAGAGTACCCACACGCCCTGACTCGCCCAAAGGGATTAGTGCCAAAGTTTACCCATGGCAGTATGCACGGCTTCATGGTTCTGCCCTAAGTAGAGATCTAACTCCTACGGGCCAACCATCTCTGTCTTTTGCTAGGTGTATGGCTTTAGTCGGCGTAAGGTCAAAGTCCTTGCAGACTTGATAGTACTTCTTCTCATATTTCTTCCAGAAGTACTCAGGCCCAAGCTTGTCCATGAACTGGATACCCATGGACATTAGAGCCTGTGTATTCATATTAAAGTCGTTCATGATGCTTACTGCCCCTTCAGGACGACTTCTAGCTAGTCGTATACCTATACGGTTAGATCCCATTCCTCCCTTTGATAGGGAGAAGCCTATAGTCTGAATTGCAGGGTGATCAAAATCAAATTCTATGTCGCGGATGCAGGAGATCCAGGCCCCGTCAATGTGTACGGGTATGTCATATACATGACACTTGTCTAGTATCTCCTGCATACGCGAGTGCTTGTCTCCATTATACGGGAACGGCATGGAGATCAAGAGTTCAGGTCTATATGGTTGAAGTGGGAATACGTGCTCTGAGTCGTCTACATCAAAGTAGACGATGTTTGGATTTAATCTGAGATGATACTTATAGTCGCTCTCGAGAGTCTTTAAGTTATTACCGAGTCTCTGGTAGAGATCGTCTATATACTGCGTGCATCCATGTATGACGTCGACTCTAGGAAAAGCGTCGAGACCCTTGAAAGTACTAAGCGTATGCTTGCTGAGCCAGAATAGAAAGAAGTCTTTGTAGTGCCGGTCAATGTCTGGCATATGAACTGGACTGTTCTTATAGAAGCCGTCATAGAACTCGTTGATGCTAGCATCGTACATCGGTTGAGGCCTCTTGTATTGAAGCCATTCACGAGTGTATTCTCTATCTGCACTGTCTCTCATACTATATCCTAAGGGGAAAGGTGGGGAGCTTCTGTTGCCAAGTGCTCCCCGAACTCCGATTTGCCCGCATTATATGGCGCGCCGTCTTTCTTTCTCAAGATACCTTGGTTCTTAGTATATGAGTTAGCGTTACAGCAGATCCTGAGATCGCCGTTGTTGCGTATGGAGACGCCGTTCCAAGGAAGCGGGCAGAATGTTTTCACTTGCGATCAACGAAGCTCTTGAGTTCTTCTGCTAGAAGAAAGATTTCGGTCTTCGTGGGGTACTGGAGCTTTGAGATTACAGTCTCGCGCTCAGCTTCATCTCGAATTTCTCGTGCTCTTTCGAGAGATGCGTAGTAGTCGCTCGTCAGCTGGTTCTGAGCGAAGTTAAGAAGATCAAACCTGATCTCAAATGCTGTCTTAGTCATAGTAGTCTCCTGTGTGTTGTGTGCTGTGTTAAGGTGGGGGGATTCTGTTGCCAAGTTCCCCCCGAACTCCGATCAAGCCGCGAAGGCTAGATCATATGCATTGTTGTCGTTTGCATTTACGATTTTGCGTCAGTCTCGATCTCGTCTTTACTGCACCCGTCGATCCTATTTCGCCCCCATCAAAGATACACAAATAAAACAAGTATTAGTTGCTGTTCTATTTCTTGTCACCCTACCCTAAAGCAACAATCTCGCAGGGTGTTTGTGTATCCATGGTGGAGGCGGCGGGTACTGCCCCCGCGTCCAGCATGCCTATTCCACTAGATGTCAACGACATCAGCAATTCTATTTATACACTACTAGACGTTATATGTCAACCGGTATTTTTCGCGGATGTCTAGTAGGTCCTTGACATAGTCATTCCGCTTCTTTACGAAGATCTGGGGTTCCTCGTCGTCGACCATTATCATGATGACGATCTGCGGTACTGGGATCCCAGTGAGTTCTTCATACATGATCGCGTATGCAGTGGCTTGACAGAAGTAGTTCAGGATCCACTTCTCTTCTTTCAGCTTCTTAGACGTCTTGAAGTCGATGATCGAGAGCCTACCGTTGTACTCTGCTACGAGGTCGACCGTACCTGCGAGCTTCAGGTAGTCAGAGTAGAGACGTACTTCCTGCATGTGCACGTTGTCGACGTAGGCATCGAGGTGCCTGCGAAGCATCTTGAACTGGAACTGGTCATTCCAGTCGTATTCTGATGGATTGATTGGGTCGCCGTTGATGTAGTCCTCGCAGAGCGTATGCATGCGAGTACCTCGAGTAGCAGCTTTGTTCGAGATGCGCTCGGCTTCTTCTGCGCCGACTCGCTTCTTCCACTTCTCGATTGCTTCCTTACCGAGAAAGCCGACTACCGTAGTAGCCGATGGATATAGAGCTCCGGCAGGAGTCTTGTAGTACCTGCCGGAGTCCGTATTGATCTGCTCTAGTTCTGATATCTCATGGTTCCTAAGAACCTTAGTGAAAGACTTTCGGCTGTCTAACCATTCCGCCATCGCTCTGTACCACCATCACTTTAGGATTTTCATAGTTTTCTTTGCGGATGATGAACTCCTTCACCAGTCCGGATCTAACGATGTCGTCGACCATCATCTCTACGCTAGAGAAGTAGCGCTTCATACTTGCAATGATCTTCATGAAGTGGAAGATACCGGAGCGCTCGTCGTCGTACTTAAGGTCAGTCTGCCTGTAGTCACCGCAGAAGATTACCTTTGAGTTCTTGCCCATGCGAGTAACGATTGTGCAGAGCTCGTGGTATGTCATGTTCTGGCACTCGTCGACTATCACTATGGTATTGTCGATTGTAATGCCGCGAAGAAACGAGGATGTCTCAAAGCTGATGACTCCTTTCTGCTTTAAGATCTCATAGGCGTCTGCACGACCATACAGCTCAGCGCAGATGCCTGCATATGGTGCCTCGTATACCTTTGATTTTTCCTTGATAGATCCGGGCAGGAAGCCCATGTCTCTTGATGGTACCACCGACCTAATGATCATGATACTGTGGTGTTCTTTGAACTTCTCAATCTCATTCAGAGAGAGGTATAGCGAAAGGAATGACTTTCCGGTCCCTGGTAGACCGTGAATTAGAAGGTTCTTGCCGTTTACGAATTCCTTGAAGATCTGCTCTTGATTGTTTGTCTTAGGGGATATACTCTTTAGGACTAAGTTGTTCTTTTGTTGTTGTGACTCCTGACGCTTGCTCTGCTTGTTTTGTCTTTTTTCAGCGCGGGTTAGCTTGTCCATGAGGGTTCCTTTATGGGTTACCAGGTATTGATCTTATTCGACCTCCCACTTGCCTTCTTCACTCTTTTCAAAACATCACGAAAACCCGCATCAGGCTTACGAAGGCCTAATCGGGTCGGGTCCGCCATAGCGGGAGCTCTTGATATGAATTGTTCTAGATGAGGGTTCTCAGCCTTGTATGCGTCGAGCTGAGATATAGGCATGTCCACTTCGAACTCTCTGTTCGTCTTAGTATCTCTGAATGAATAGTTAGCCATTCGTGTCTATGCCCTTAGACATCCAGTAAGCTGTGATGTCGTCTTTATTTATAGGATTAAAGCCTTGTAGAACCATCTCAGCTTTTACGTAGTCGCTTAGGTAGACTGGACCGTCCATCTTGCCTTTCAGACTCTCCATCATCTCGTCGAACTGTTCCTTGTCGGTCTCAGTTAGCATTCGTTCCATTGACTATTTCCTTTAGTTTTGGGTGTATCCTTACCAGCGCTTCTGGCTCTAGCAGGTGGAACACGTATACTGTCTCCCTGACGCCAGCCTCACGGCCGGTCAGATAGTAGTACACCGCGACTGGTATAAGTAAGGCAGTATAGAAGATAGCAAACAGTACCGTTTCAGTCGTCATATGAGAGGAGCCTGTCTAGGTTCTTTGCCCTTAGTGCGTTGTCGTAGTTTCTAAGCTTCTTGCTGGATCTTTCTCTCTTTATTTCTTTGAAAGAAACTTGATTCTCATCAACAAAATTCTTCTTCTTATTCTTAGTAACCAACTTTTGAAGGTTAGCGTAGCGAGTCATGCTGGAAATAGCTCCGGAAATGCTGCTACTGCGACGTCCTTGGTGAGACCCTTGTATGGACTCTTCTTGTCCTTCATCGATAATAAGAGGTCTGCATCTTCTGGATGTATTGCCTCTAAGATCTGGATGAACAGAGACTCGCGCTTGAGCGGGTTCATGTCTGGGCTAAGACCCTCGATAAAGAGATAGAGCTTGCGAGCCTCGCGGTGCAGCATGTTGTGCTCGTCGAACTGCGAGTACTTGAACGGAGGCTTACCTTCTGGAAGAAGGAACTTAGCGTCCGGGTGAAACATGTACTGAAGGATGATCTTGCAGGGTTCGTTGCAGTTCTGGCGAAGGGCTTCTACGCGCTCTTCCTTCTTCTTGAACTCACTGCACTTCTTTAAGATCTCTGATACGCTCATTACCATTAAAAGTCTCCCACGCTTTCCATCATGTTCTTTAGCTTGTACGATATGAAGTAGTTGAACAGCTTGCTCCTGTCCTTGCCACCCTCTTCATGGTATTTATCGATGACCGCTTTTCTGATGTCCTGTGGGATGAACCCAAGATCGATCAGCTGCTGGTTACGGTTCCAGTTGCGCTGCATCGCGATGGCCGACCGGTCAAAGAAGAACTCGTCCATCTTCTTCTGTGTCATAGGCTTCTGACGCTTGTCAGTGACGAAAGTATCGTCGTCTGACAAGATGTTAGGTACACCGTCGCCGGCATCACCCTTGAGGATGTGCTCAAAGAGGTAGCGGTTTGGATCGTCGCTTTGTATCATCTTCTTGCGTACTGGATCGTACTGCTTTACGTTAGGGTAGCGATGGAGCTGTATGAAGTCCTTATCGCCGGACAAGATAACGATTTCTTCAGTGCGGTCTTCGCTGAACTCTACTACTAGAGTTGCAATGATGTCGTCTGCCTCGGCAGTGTCGATCTGGATCATGCGGTACGGGAAGTTCTCTCGGATCTCAGCCTTGAGCTTTCCGAAGTACTCAAAGATAGTCGTCCAGTCGAGCTCTGACTTGTCGCGAGCTTTCTTGCGATTTGCCTTATAGTACGGGAATACCTGACGACGCCAGAAGTTCTTGTCGTCGCATGCAATGACCATCTCACCGTAGTCCTTAAACTTAGTGCGGTACCCACGGAGTGAGTTGATGACCATGTGACGGAATAGGCTCTCTTCGATCTGGATATTTGTATGGTTACCAATCTGAGCCATAAGATTGGAGATCATAACTTGCTGAAAGTCCACGATAATCATTGTAAGGTTTCCACGTTTCTGATATATGTATTATATATCTTTCAACCATAATGTCAACTTATATTGTCTTCTAGATTTTCAAGGTGCTTCTTTGCGTCGTCTGTGATGGTAATAGTCTGGTCTATGATCGGGTGAAGCGAGTGCTCTAGGCCCTTGAACCTGTATGTGAACGCCTTGAGCGCTTCTTCTACGAAGACGATGTCCTTTATAGACTCCTGAGTAACAGCTCCGTTGAAGCCGAAGCTGGCTACTACTGCAGTGACTGCGTCCATCACGTCAGACACTACCTCGTCGCAGAAGTCCTGTCGGACCTGCATGAGATGCTCTTCCGTATCTGGAAATACGCCGTCGAAGCCCGTTCTGTTTGGGAATTGAATGATATTGGTCATGAAGACTCCTTTCAAGCTACCTATTTATAGCTATCTTGAGTCTATCACTTGCTCGCCTTGAGTAGGATGGTATTCTCGTTGATCCTGCCGTTAGCCTCACCTTTCATCTCTTCGATTAGGCGCTTCTGCACGATCTTTCCGCCGGTAAGTACCGCCTGAAGCTTCTCGGCTGTTTTACGGCCGATCTTCATGGACTTAGAGGCTTCAGTATTAATACCGACCAAAGTAGTACCTCTAATGCTAAGACCGCTAGGACCGTCAGCAACAAAGACGCTGAGAGTGCTGTACTTAGTGTTGAAAGTCCATAGGGTCTGTGCTCCGAGGACTGACTGCGGTGAGACTGACGTGAGCTTGTGTTCATTGCTGTCTTTCTGATACTTGAAGTTCTTTAGGATCTTGTCTGCAGAAGGTGCCTTGGTCTTGCGAGGTGCGCGTGCCTTCTTGACGTTGCCGCCGTACCGCAGCGCGTCATCGACTATCTTCTGGAGCATGGCTACCTTTGCGGCCAGCTGCTTCTTGGTGTAGTCAGAGTAGCCCTCGACCTTGCCGGCAGCTGCGAGCTGCATCTCTTCTAGGATCGGCTTATAGTACTCCACGATCTTAGAGGTGTACATGGCTGGGATCTCTTTTTTCTGCAGCCATGAGTACAGGTCAGTTGGCATATCAGCGTCGTAGAGGCACTCGATGTCACCGATGATGTCATAGCCGCGCTCTCTAATGCGGTCTTGGATAGAAGGCTTGTCAGCCTTTGGCTTCTCCTTTGGCTCGTCTGGAGTTGCCATCTTGATGGCCTCATGGATCATCTCCAGTGACCGCTGGTCGATCTTCTTTCCAAGGTTGGTGGCTATCCGACAGTTCCAAGCTGAGGTGAACGGGATCCAGTTGTCGGGAATGCGGGCCACCGGCTTAAGCAGCGATGGCTCGTTGACTGTAAGGTAGTCCTTGAGGTACTCGCGGGCCTCGTCCTTAGAGGCCATAGCGCCGTACCAAGAGTACGCCTTTGCAAAGTCAGAAACAGTCTTGAGCTTCTTAGAGTCAGGCTCGTCGCCGAGGTACTTGAAGTTTACGAGGTACGCCTCTGATCGAGTTACGCGCTGCTTCTTCTTTGTCTTGATGCTCAGTAGGGACTTAGCCATTCTTACCTCTTTACCATTGTGATAGTGGTGCCGCCGTCCGGATGACGGTGCTGCTTGGATACGACGTAACCTAGCGACCTCCATTTGGCGATCGACTTATTTAAGTGTGTCTGAGACTTTCCCGTGAATGCGATTTTATCAGACATCGACGTTACTCTCAAAGAACCGTACGTCTGCCGCCGTGGTGTAGTGGTCGAAGCGGTGTGCCAGCTCATCGGCAAGGCCGGTGATCTTGTCAAGGAAAGCGTTAGCCAATCCATAAGCCCTGCAGTCCATAGCTGCAGAGTAGTTGGCCTCCATGTGATCAAGAGCCGAGCGGATCTGATCGATGGTAAGGTAGTCGTACTTAGACATGATGATCTCCATTGCTTATATTATTAATATAAGCTTTTTTGATAAAAAAGTACACAAAAAAGTGAGCGGAATAAGAAAAAAAATTATGTAATCTTTTCAATGGCTTATAGAAACTTGCTCTAAGCCATTGAAAAGATTGACAAAAAAAAGTTCTTATTTTTTGAAAAAAACTGTGTACTTTTATTCGTAAATGTCGTATATTAATAATATAAGGAATGGAGTTAATCAATGACTGATTTGGAACAGACCCTCGAGTCTATCGAGTTTATCCAGCACAAGCTGGAACGAGACGTCGAGTGGATCCTGACGGAAAGCCTTCCCTACGAGGATGTCCGTCGCAAGGTAGTGGCAGCGCAGGTGGCCCTGAACGACCTGTATATCTACATCATGGACCAACAAAAGGAGAATGTCTAATGATTACTTTCGCTAACTTTGCCGAAGCCACCAAGGACCTCGGTACCGCAGTAGAGCAGTCGAAGTCGGTGTACTTCATCAAGGCTGGCAAAGCTGGCCACGTGGAGTTCCACTCTAAGGATAACTACTTTGTGGCTGGTGCACGTGCTGGTAAGAACACAGCATCGGTAACTCAGGCCGCTAAAGAAGCCGGCTTCAAGGTCCTCCGCGAGCGGAAGGGCTGGACGGTGTTCGAGGGTGGATCTCTCGACGAGTACCGCAAGTTCTTCGGTGCGGTATCCTCGGCTTCGGTCTCCACTAAGACCGTCAAGATGTCCGACGTCGTCAAGCGCGTCGGTAAGGCTTTCGCCGAGAAGAAGACTGCCAAGGCAGCAGTCGACTCTGGTCTGATCAAGGCTAAGAACCTCGACACGATCAAGTCAGTAGCTGCTAAGCGCGCTGCCGCTCT